CCTCTGGGGAGGCGGTCGGGACGGGGGGGGTCGGCTTGGGCTCGGCTTCGCCTTCGACCAGGCCGAGGTCCCTGAGGAGACCCAGTTGGTTGGGGTCGTCGAGAGCTGCGAGCAGCTGCTCGGGGTCGTTGTTGAACGCCATTTTTTGGTGGACCTCGAGGTCGTCGAACTCAGATCGGACATGCGCGATGCGGTCCATCTGGTTCTGGAAATCGGGTGTGTTCGACACATCGGCGTAGGTTGCGGCGGCAGGCCCGACGGGTAGCTCGCCCGTGCGTTCGAATTTGCGGACGATCATGTTGACGTCGCATTCGTCCCTGAACGATTGCTTCGTCAGGGTGGGCGTAGGGTAGGACGTGGCCACGCGGACGCGGTCGTTTTTGACACGGTAGCGATGGTCGCCGGTGGTAGGCATCAGTACGGATTCCTTTTGATGGGGCCGATCGGTCGGCCAGATTCGTTTCGAGGTCGTGCCCAGTCGCGAGGGTCTGAGGGTTTACCGGATCGGTTCTTCCCGGGGCGTCGGCCACCGGAGAAGAGGTTTCGAAGTTCATTGAGTCCACGAACTGTGGCCTCAGCGGATTGAGCCAGGTCCTTCCCGACGACAAGCATCGGATATTCCGAGTACATATCGCGGAGAATGTCTGATTCAAAGGCTTCGCGTCGACGGATATGCGTTTCATGTTCAGCCGAAGCAGCTTCGGCGTTGAGTCGACGGTTGATGGTTTTGAGGTTGAGGGCGTTCTGTGCAGTATTCGCTGATTCGACAGCGGTACGTGCCTGAGTTTGACGATGCAGCGCTTCTTGAGCGGCTGCGGTTTTGGTGTTCTGTTTCGTGTTGTTGACGTTTTCCCGCATGACTTTCAGTTCTTGCTGAAGGCGTTTAACACCCAGGGCGGATTGGACGAGGGAGCCCTCGTCGATGTTGGTGCCGCCCATTGAGACGGCACCGCCAGCGGGTGCAGATGCGCCTGAGTTGACAGAAAGCAGCGGGTTGAGCCCAGCGGCCCGAAGGTCCTTTACCTGTCGGACGTGGGCTGTAGAGGACATGCGCTCTTGGAATTTGAACGAGCGGTCCTGAGTTTTGCGCGCTTGACGCGCTTGGATGCCAGCTCCGATGAGGCCGCCAAAGAAGCCCATTAGAAATGGTCGATCATGCCGGGGACACCGTAGGTCGGCATGGGGCGGACATGTTTGAGATCGAAGCGGCAGTCCATGATGAAGTCGGGTTCATCTTCGACCGCGACGACGCGGTTGACGGGTGTGTTGTACTCGATGAACTCCGAAGAGAGGGTAGGGAGAGATTCGAATTCTTCGGCCAGATGCCAGGCGTCAAGAGACTGGGGATCGGTCGAGCGGAATTTGCCAGTGACTTGGCTAGGTCGATACCTGTATTCCCCATAGCGTTCTTGGAATGCGAAAATCCCGTCGTCAGCTTCGGGGTCGATGCTGCCTTGAGCAAAGATCTCTTTGTTCAGGATGCCCTGTTCGCCAATTTGGGCGAGAGCAGGCCAGTAGTAGTCCCAGCGGGTCTGTCGGCTGAACATGCGGTTCAGGCCGTGCTGGTAGGTGAGTTGGCCACGGGCAGAGACGAGGCCAATGATGACGCAGTGTTCGGTGAATGACTTTGTGAAGCCAATGCGAGAGCCGGTGGAGGTGCCGTATGCGGCGAGGTTTCCTTGAGGTGAGGTTTCGTCGGTGCCGGAAGTCTGAGGGACGGGTGTCACGTTGAGGTTCTGGGAGCCGCCGCCAAGATATTCGGGGCGCTGCAGTCGTTGATCTGAGGAGGTGACACCGAAATGGGACTTCAGGAGCTCGGTGTAGCGGGTGCCGCCACGAGCGTCGCGCTCGTAGAGGCGCTGGATTTGGAAGGCTTCGCGGAACTCGTTAATGGTGGTGGCTTCAGCGTCGGAAAGGTTGGCGACAAGGCCGGTCTGGTTGGTGAAGGTGAGGTCGAAGTCCTGACCGCCTTCGCCATTGTCAGAGGTATAGATGGCTTTCGAGGTGTCGATGCTCTGAAGGGTGGCCGTTGTGGAGTCGCCGATGTTGTAGAGAGGGGGTTCGCCGGACGGGATGACGGGAGCGGTGTCCCCGATCGAGATCGTCACGGCGGGACCCTTTTGCGGCCAGGGAAGGCCGGAGGTGAAGTAGTCGTGGCGCTTGCCGCGCTTGCGGAGTGGGTAGGCAAGGGCCACGTCGGGGCCATCGGAGGTGGAGATGATGGCAGGGTTTTGGAGGTTCTGATCTCGGAACCATTCGTTCCAGATCAGGTTGTATGCCCGGTGATGGAGTGCGTTGATCTCCAACCCGGGAATGTCGGTTGGGATGCCGAAGTAATCGGCCATGGAGAGGGGCGCGAAGCCTTCGGCTCCGGAGCCCATGATGGGAACGGTGAATTCCGTGCTGTCGCCCGGGGCGTCTTGGGCGCCGTTGAAGCGTTCCCAGTTTTCCCAGAGGAGGCGGTTAGGAACCGCGAAGAAGAACCAATCGAGATACATGTCGTCCATGAGCGGGTAGAGCGGTGTCGCGAAGCGGGTGAAGTTGGTTGCACGGAGGTTCATCGTGTCACCGGGGAGGGCTTCGTCGACGAAGACGGGGACCAGAAGGTCCGTGTCGAATGTGGTTTTCAGGGTGGAGGAGCGATCGAAGGTTGATCGGGGAATTTGAGCCTGCGGAATCTGTGCGAAGCGTTGCTGAGACATGATTAGTTTTCCTCGGTGGTGGTGATGTAGGTGAGGGCGGTGCCCAGGTTGATGTGTGTATCCGCCTGCATGATGCCCTTTTCCTCGTCGAAGGTTCCGATCTCGAAAAGAGTGTAGTCAGCTGCATGGCGGTTGAAGTGGTGGTCGGCAGCGTTAGCTGCGGTTTCGAACTGGCGAATTGCGAGGCCAGTGGTCGAGAGGGTGATGGGGTTTAGGAACGAGCAAGCCTTGGAGTCGTAGACAGCGAACATTTTGAGCATGTTTGTTTCCTTGTTTGTTTGTCAGTTGAGCCTGTCGAGGAGATGTTCCACGACGAGGATTATCACGATGTAGAGCGCTTGTTTCATACTGCGTCCCGGGCGTACAGTTTTTGCTTTGCTTTGCGGACGATTGCTTTGGTGGCTAAGCGGGCGGGGGTGTTATCGGCGCGGTGGAGTTGGCCAGTGACAGCGCGGGCGGTTTTGATTGTTTCTAGGAGTTTTGGATTGGTTTCGCCGAGCTTGTTGTCGTAGTAGGCCGGAGGTCGCGCGGGTTTCCCGTTGGAGATGACTTCGTCAGAAGGATAGACGTCCGTGTGATAGCGGTCGAGCCAGGTGGAGCCGATGCCGGGACGGCGGGACATCGTGGCGTATTCCGGCTTGAGCCAGGTCGCCGGTAGTAGTTCGCCTGTGCGGGGTTCGATGAACCATGACGTGGCGTAGTGCTCGTAGGCGGGGGGGCCGTTGATTTTTTTGGTGATGTAGCCGGCCACATAGCTAGCGGTATCGAAGTTTAGGTTTCCGATGAGGGCGTGGCCTTTTCCCCAGACTTCGTCGAGGATGGGGGAGGTGTAGAGCTTGTGGCCGTCGGGGGTGGTGGTGTGGTGTCGCCGGGTTTCGGCGAAGTCGTGACCGAATATGGCAGCATGATAATGGGGTCGGCGCGTCAGGTCGCCGTACTCGCCGCAGTGGTAGTAGCGGAACTTGCCGATCTGGTTTCGGAAGGTTTTGGCGAAGAGCTGCCAGTGGGTCACGTCGAGCGAGCCATCGTCGGGAAGATGGTCGTCGGAGTAGGTGAGTGTGATGAAGCAGTTTTGATCGTGCATCTGGGACTCGTGGGTGATCCGAACCGCCCATTGGCGTTTTCGTTCGAGTTTGCAGGTTATGCACTGTTTGCAGGGTAGGGGGACAGGGGCGTCGTGATAGCCCTTTTTAGGGTTCACATGGATCGCCCCTGCCCCGTCCCGGTAGCCCATGATGGGGCTCGTACAGCTCATTCTAGAGGCGGTATCCGCCGCGCATGAGGCCGCCCTGGAAATTCTTCTTGTGGGCGCC